AAAGGTCTGATAGATCCTTGTCCAATCCTGATTGATAATTAAATTTGTTTGTCTTGTAGTAGTTGTCATTTTAACGCCCTGATATCATATTTACCCTAAAAAATAAAGTGGTCAGTTAACAATGTTGTTCTTTTTATCAAAGTCAAAAGTCATTTTTTCGTTGATGTTAAAAGGCAAATAAACTACATCTGCCTGTATACGAATGCCCATGTCTGTGGTATCAATAGTCAAGGAATTAACTTTAACTCTTGGATCGTAGTTAATAATTTGTTGAACATCATCTGTGATCATTTTCTTAATTTCGGGTGTAAAATTTTCAAACAACATATCCCAAATAATAGTTCCAAAATTAGGGTTTTCTAATTTTTCACCTTTACGAATGTAGAAATGATTCATTAGATCTCTCTTGACTAGATTAATGTCGTAGAGCTTAAAATTATTTTTAGTTTCGTTAGAACTAAACCCTCTGTAGGTAAAACTAGAACTTGTCTGTGCTGTTGTGGCTTTGTTAGTTGCCACTGATTGTTGGTTATATAGTTTGGCCATATTTTATTCTTCCTCTGGTGGTGCTTCTTCGTCACCACCTGCTGGTGATCCGTCTTCGCCGCCTCCTGCTTGTTCCCTATCTGTCAAATCAGGTTTCCAAGAAAGAGGATCTAAATTCTCATGATTAGGCCAAGGTTCGTGCATAGGTATTCTAAACATAATACTATCTAAAGGAGTATATGTGTCGTACCTGTCGCTAATCCATTCTGCTTGATTTGGATTTATTACCACGTTCCCTGTAACGCCTAATGCTAATGTAGGTATTGCCGCAGTTGCTTTTGTAGCAGCATCGGCATCTGCGGCTGCTGGTCCGTTAAGATTGATAGCGCCACCAGTAAATATTAAATTTGCAGCACCCCAGCTGCCGTCGCCGCCTGCCGTTACCTGCATAGCAGCTCCTGATTTAATATCCATACTTGTACCAGATTGCATATTAATACTAGTTCCAGCTTTTATATGAGTATCTAGACTTGATTGCATATAGGTGCTTAAAATACTTTTAAAATTATTATTCATTGCAGAAGTTATATGATTATCCATCAAGGTAGCAATATGTACTTCACCTTCTGTAGTAATCTTGGTATCGCCTTTGACAAAAAATCTAGTGTTAGCTTCTGTGTCTACACGAAAATTTCCGCCGCCTGTTTCATGTACAGCAGATGCTTTCATGTTGATATTTCTACCAGCTTCTAAATTAAAATCACGATCGGCATAAAAATTAAAATCTTGTTTGGTGTGTATACTAACACTATCTTCTGCAAAAATATCAATCTTTCCATCGCTGGACATTTCAATCCAGCTAGTTCCTCTGCTGTTACCAATATAAATTAAATCTTCAGAGGTATGCATTAGAATTTGATGTCCGGTTCTGGTGCGAAGTCTTACATATTCATCTTTAGGAATATCAGGTTCTCCGGTGTCACCACCTAGTATATCTGCATAATCATAACCACCTTCGCTGGCATTAGTCCTTCGACGAAAACGATCGTCACCGTCATCCATAACAAACTGTGTGCCACCTAGTCTACTAACAGGAACAGGTGTAGGACTTTGTGTTTGTGTCTTTCCAATAAAAGATTTTTTAGCACCATCTCTGCGATCAAGAGGGCCAGGAGTTGAAATTCCATAAACACTGCTAGGAACATTTCTACGAGCTGTACTTTTAGAAACTCCTCTGACATCATCTTCAAGCAGACCTTCTTCTCTTAAATGATCTGCAAAAGGATGAACAGCTTTAGCTACTTTGTCCACTTCCATACCTTCACCAAGGTCATTGGCTCGACGATTTAGTTCTGCTACTGGAACAGTATCAACATCATAATACTCAGCATCGCCTTCTGCAAATTCTACAGCATCAGATCCTGCAATAGCTGGAACCATATGATTGGTAAATCTATCCGGGACACAGCCCATCCAGTATCCTTGACTAGGGTCCCCGTCTATAAAAAATACAATAACAGTTACCCCAACATCAGGAGGGATAAACCACATGCCGTAGCTTTTTTGACTATCGTTAAAATCGTCAGTATTCTGTCCTTGAAATTCAAAAGCAGTTTGACCAAAAAACGGCGGTGCATAACGAACTCCAAGCGTCTGCCCAGCATCGCCTACATTATTACCGTCTTTCTTTAACAGAGTAACTTCTAGGCCGCCCATAAATCCAGGATCTAGGTGTCCTACAACTTTGGCTAAAAACGGACCACCTGATATATCCGATGGTGCGTTTGCTGATTCTCTTGTTACCTGTGCCATTTGTTATCCCATAAAGTCGCCGAGATCGGCATTGTTTTGTGCTATCTCTTCATCAGTGTATCCAGGGCCAAGACCGCCTGCATCAATTCCAAATAAGTCACTGTAATCAACATCATTGGACATGTCTCCGTTAGGTGAAAGATCAATAGTGTCTTGTTTAGATATATCAATGGCGAACTGTTTATCAGTTGGTGTTGGACCGTCGTATGGATCGTAGTCCCAGGGTTGATTTGGCATACGAGTACATTCTAAAGTCTGCGTAAATTTTCCATCACTAAATTTGTTATTACATCTAATAACTTTATAAATTCCACTGTAGGGATTAATTTTTTCTCCTGGGGGGAAATTGTAAAGGCCGCCTTGGCCGCTGGTTCCTAGATTAGGTTCTACCGGAGTTCTAAAAATTACTCTAATATAGGTATCAGTGCCTTGGTAATTTAAACTTCCGCCTTTTTCTCGCATGGCATCTTCGGCCGGTAACCCAGCATTAGGACCATCATAGATATCACCTAGATAGTTGCCCATTCCACTATCACTGATCCAATAGGGATCTCCAATAATTTCTAGAGATAATTTTGTCATATCTCCAGTACCTTGTTTTAAAATTTTATTTTTAAGTATTTCAGCTGTGCGTCTTGCTACGTCTTGAGCGCCTGGGCCACCTTTGGTAGTGATTTTAGTCATTGCAAAATCACCGTATGATGGACTAGCGTCTGGGGTAGTAGCTGTTGCCACATTACCCGAAGTCACGCTAGTTTGCTGTTGATCTGCGTTTTCGTCTGCGGAATAATTACCAGCATTGGCAACGCTTTCACTGTCAGCACTGTTGGTTATTTGTGCTCCTGCATGGAATAATTGATTGATCTGTATGTCGAACTTGATAATATCGTTGTTTTGTCCCGTATAGATATATTTGTATTCTTTACCAATGATTTTGTTTAGCATTGGATAGCCTTTGGGATTTGTTGTAGGAGCCCTAAAGACACTGGCATGTACTTTAAAAGGCAACACTCTAAAAATATAAGTGCGCTGTCTAGCATTTCTTAGTGAATCAAATTCACCTATAACAATTTGTACGTCAACTCTAAACCAACTAAGACGGCCGGTTTCATCATCTATATTTTTAGGATCAATAGCGTCTTTGGCATACTCACTGCTTAGTATAACTTCTTGAATTACGTTTTGAATAGTAACACCTTTGTTAAACTGAAACTCTCGTTGTTTAGGGTCAATTCTTAGCTCGCCTCTTTTTATTAATCCAGTTTCTTCATCGGTAACGTCTGCTTCAAATCCAAAATTAAGGTTGCCGCCACTGCTTGGGCCAAAGCCTAAGCTACTGGTACCAATAACTCCTACTCCGTAATCTAAACTATCTTGTCCTTTACGTCCTACTAATGGAGCTGAAATAGGCAGCGTAGGATCATAGGTCATTAGACCTCCCTCATCTTCGCTCCAGCTGCCGTCAATTCCGTCTCCAGGTAAACCTACTCGGTCGGCCCAGTTTTCAGGAAACACCACAATATATTTGTCAGGAAGACTTTGACCGGTCAATTCTTTTGCTTTTTTTACTTGGTCTCTGTTTAATGTTACACATAAACTGGATTCTCCCGATATCAACATTTCTTTAATGTCTTCGCCGCGCAGTTTGAGATCCATCGGTACTTGCTGAGCAATATTGGTAAAACCGGTATGATGATAGGGTGTAGCTTCACACTTGTAGTTTGACCCACTTTCATTGGTACTAAATGTAACTTTCTTTAGTTGGATAACAAAATATTTTTCTAGGGCATCGGTACTGCCAAACATTTGTCCGTTATCTTTATAGCCAGCAAATTCTAATTTTAATAGATACGGAGTTCCGTTATAACTAGGATACCCTGCATTGATGGCTGCTGTTTGCAAACTATGAATAAAATATCCCATCGAATATGGTTCATAGACATCAAAGGACATGTTGATCATGTTTGTGGAGCCAGTTTTTTCAGTGGCGGCCGTTGTCATATCCATGGAAAAATTATTGACATAGTATTCAGGTGCACCTACAATAGTCTCTGCTCTTTGGCCGTCATATCTACCTGCACTAGAAAACACTACATTTTCTAATGCTCCGGGTAGTCCTCTATAAAGATAAGGATTGTTAAATTGATCAGGAGACAAACAACATAATGTCCACAGTGGAGTATATGATGCAAATTGTTCTAAAATGTTTTCAAAGGGAGGACCGTCTATGCTATTTGGCGTAGCAAGTCCAATAAAACTTGCGAGACTGTTTCGTGCTATTGCTCCAGCAAGATCACCAAATTCAGTGTCAACATTGAAGCTTGCTTGTTCGGCAGATGCTTCATTTGTCATTATCTTGGCAACACCTCTACGAATGTTTTGTACACCAGAATCTACATCGTTGTCATTGCCGTTGAATCCATATTCATCCCACATATTATATTCCTAGGTAATTTTGTAAATTTGATTTTTTAGGAATATAAATTTCAATGCCAGGTTCAAAATCATAGATAGGATCTTTAATCACGTCCATGTTTCGTTGAACAAATACCCACCATAGTTTAGGATCGCCGTATAGGTCATAGGCTAATAGATCAGGTCTATGACGATATTGATTTTCTATAGTGTATCTAAAATCGTCTCTTTCCGCCGGAATAGGTCTAACAGTCATTAACTCCAAATACAATTTATTTTGTCTAGTTAATGCCCAGGGACTAGTTTTTCTATACTTGATTTTCTTTTCAACATTTGCCATATTAGATATAACCCTTCATGCTCATATCTCCTGCAACATACTGTTGAAGACTAAATTGTCTTAGGCGTGTTCTGTTGTAAATTGGTGCAACGGTAATAGATATTTTGCTAACAATAGGAACCCATGATGTACCAAAGTTTGTATTACATTTAACATAGTTAACATCTTCAGGAAGGTCAACACTAAAACTTTTTATTATAATAGGCACACTGTTTAATACTGCTGGACCATATCCAGACAAGTTACAAACAACTGGAGGGTTTCCAGCATTTTCACTATTTCCGTAAAACATCTTTGTTGCTGCTTTAAAAAATGTTGTGGCTTCAATCCAGTACTGTGCATCAGTTTCAGTTTCGCAGCTAAAATCTCCGGCTATGGTTATATCTTCTACAGAACTATTTTTATAAGCCTGGAAGGGATAGTTATTGTGTACAGGATCAATTGAAGAATAATTTGCCTTGGTAGCAATTGTCACACTAGGGAGATAAGGCCATACTACTCCATTAGTATCTCGTAGTCTAGGAAATGCTCCTTCACCAAACAGGCTAAAATTGCAGTTAACTCTTACACGCCAGTCGTTGGCATCTGAACTTTGTACTTCAACAAAAGATCCCCTAGACTGAAATAGCTCGCCACTACTGGGTAAGTTCTTGCCTCTAAAGAGGCTAAGTACATTGTTCAGTTGTCCTGCGGCTGCTGATACTGCTCCAGCAATGCCGCCAATTGCACCAATAGCACCCCCTATGCCTAAACCATTGATAGCACGACCAATATCGCCACCGGCATTTGAAATGCTTCCTGAAATACTACCTAGGCCTTTCATTGCTGTTCCTAGATCGGGCATACCGCCCACAGTGGCTCCGTTAAGGGAGGAGCCAATAGACCCGCTTAGACTGGCTACTTTTTTCTCTAGGTCTGCCATTCCCGTTGACATACTGCCGCCAAATCCTCCCCCAAAAGAGTTGGTAACAGAGCTAACAGCACTCTTAGCTGAGGATATAGCTGATGTGAATGGATTGAGCGATAAAGACATAAAAAGACTCCGTTTAGACTATTTATTATTAAAAAAATGTGCTATTATTATATAACTTGGAGATTCCTATAAC